ACCTAAAGGTAGTAGGAATGTAGCAACTGTATTAAAAGAATTATTATCAGCACAAGATACTAATATGGGTGGTGTAGGTGACTTTGGTTCACCAATAGCAAAGATGTTAATACAAATAGCGTTCCATAAGGATAGTAACAACAACGAAAAGTTAAAAGCAATAAAAGAAATACTAGACAGAATAGAAGGATTGCCAGACCAGAATGTTAATGTTTCAGCAAAACCCCCATCTTGGATAAATGAAGATGATGAAACAAGCTAAACCATATTATGATTTAAAAGGCTCAAATAAGCGAATATGTGTATTGCAAGGGGGAACAAGGAGTGGAAAGACATACAGTGTTTTGATAGCTTTGATTGAGTTTGCGTATAAGAATAAGGGCAAAGGTTTATACATTACAATAGCACGTCAAACCTTGCCTAGCTTAAAAGCTACATCAATGCGTGACTTTTTTGATATACTAAACAAAGAGGGATTATATGATGAACGTAACCACAACAAATCAAATCATATTTACATATTATATGGCAATTATTTCGAATTTATAAGCTGTGATTCAGAACAAAAAGTAAGAGGAAGAAAAAGAGCTGTATTATTTATGAATGAGTGTAATGAGTTTAGCATGGACACATTTATTCAGTTATCATTAAGGACAACGTATAAGATAATAATTGACTTTAATCCTAGTGAGGAATTCCATTGGTTATATTCACAGATCATAGATTCAGATAGGCAGGACGTGGACTTCTTTGTTTCTACATATAAGGACAATCCATTTTTAGAACCTGCAACAATAAAAGAAATAGAACGTCTAAAAGAAGTAGACGAGAACTTATGGCGTGTCTTTGGTGAAGGTCAGCGAGGGGTAGCGACTGAAACCATTTTCACGTCATTTAACATAGTAGACGAAATACCAGACAATGCAAAAGAAGTAGCACTAGGTTTAGATTTTGGCTTTAGTGCTGATCCTACCAGTTTGGTTAAAGTTTATAGACATGACTTAGATTTATATATTGATGAGCTAATATATGAACGTGGCTTAACAAATCAAGATATAGGAAATAGAATAAAAGAACTAAACATAGATAGAAGGTCAGAGTGTTTTGCAGACTCCAGTGAGCCTAAGAGTATTGAGGAAATATTTAGAATGGGTGTTCTAAATATAAAGGGAGCTAAAAAGGGACACGATTCTGTCCGTATTGGAATAGACGTTATGAAAAGACACAAAATTAACATAACAAAAAGAAGTGTCAACACAATAAAAGAATTTAGGAATTATAAGTGGATTAAGGACAAGAACAATCAAATTACTAACAAGCCAATAGACGCTTTTAATCATACTATAGATGCTGTTAGATATGTATGTTTAAATAAGCTGATGGTGTCTTATTCAGGCAAGTATTATATTAGTTAAACAAATTATTAAAATTTATATTTATAAAAAATGAAGCAGATAAAATTAACTGTTCCGAATAATTGGAATGACATAACAATAAAGCAGTATCAAGAACTTATTAAGATACTTGATAGCAAGAAAGAAGAAAAACAAAGGATAATGGAGATGGTGTCATTATTCTGTGGTATAAGTAAAAAGGACTTAAATAACTTTGCTTATGGTGACGTTGAAAAGATAGGTAATATTTTAAAAAAGATGACTAATGAAGACCCCACAGATATTAAAATGACTAAGCATGTTAAGTTTAAAGGGCATAACTATTCTGTTATTCCTAATATGTCAGAAATGACAACAGGTGAGTTTGTTGACTTAGAGAGCTATTGTGAAGACGTGACAGCAAACCTACATAAAATAACAGGTGTTTTGTATAGAAAACAAACAGAAAAAGTAAATAGGTGGGGACGTTATAAGGTTGAGGATTACGATCCTAACCCTGAAAAACAGGAACTGATGTTGGATTTTCCAATGGGTTATGTGCTGGGTGTCCTTAATTTTTTTTTTCATTTAGGCGAGACACTTTTGATAGGTTCAGCCAATTATTTGGAAAAACTGAGGTAGTACAAAACGAGGGTGAACCCAACCAAAGAATAGTAAGAACAGAAGATAGATACACTGAAAAGTGGGGTTGGTATGCGATTTTGTATGATTTAGCAAATGGTGACATACTAAAGATGGAAGAGGTAACGAATATAAAAATATATCAAAGTTTAACATTCCTGTCATACAAACAAGACAGGTTTATATTAGAAAGAGAAAATGGCAAATAACAGTAATCCTACACCAAACAATATGACGTATCGTCAAATGATTGATACGTTTAGTACAATAGCTACCAATCACTATCAAATACAATCTTTCAATTCAGGTAGTTTAAATGATGTAGATTTAGAAAAGCTAGATGTTACTAACTTCCCTTTGCTATATGTAACCCCTAATCCTGCTGTTGTAGATGCTCAAACACTAACGTATAGCTTTGATGTTATAGTAGCCACAATAATACAAGAAGATTTTGCAGATTTAGATGATGCTTATACTGAAATGCTATTAATACTAAAAGACGTGATTGCAGAATACAGACAAGCACAAGAAACAGCTAGTTATGTAGATCAACGCACTGACCTTATACTACCTATAACATGTGAACCATTCACTAGCAGATTTGCTAATATGCTAACTGGATGGGGTGCAACATTCCAAATAGTATGCAATAATGAGAACAACCTTTGTGCTGTTCCTATAAACCCTAATACATAATGGCTTACGAGAACAGCATACAAGTACTACAAAGGTTTGGACTAAAGCAAGTAGAGGACGCTAAACGAGGATTAAAGGATTCTAAGAACTTATCCAGAAAAATTAAGTCACAAGTAATAGGTAGCTTTAACACAACTCCTGTGGTTAAATTTACTATGCCTAAGTATGGTGCTTTTGTAGATACTGGTGTTAAAGGTACAGGCATAAAGCCAAAAAGTCCTAATGCACAGCCTTTAAAGATGAAGAAGGTATTGAACAGCAAATATGCAAATAATATATTTAAATTTAAGAGTGGACAGCCTAAGTTTAAAAAAACAAAGTCAATGATACCCCCTAAAGTATTAGACAAATGGGTTATTCAAAAAGGAATAAAAGGAACTAGAGATGCTAAAGGTAGATTTATATCTAGGAATTCTATTAAGTTTGCTATGGCTATTTCTATACACAGACAAGGACTTGCAGGCACAGGATTCTTTACTAAACCATTACAACAAAATGTTAAACAAATGACATCTGACTTAAATGTTGCTTACGCAAAAGATTTAAAAGAAAATTTAATAAAACAAGAATACTTCGTATAATATGGCTACAATAAGAATAATGCAAATACCAACGGAAACTGGAACTTATACAGGAACTAATACTTTTGATGAGTGCTTACCTTCTAACTACTGGCCAATAGCACCTGTAACAGTAAGAATAGATGATGATTTGTCATCATTTTATAAAGTTAAATATATACTCAAAATATATAAAGATAGTGTATCAGTATCAAATCAGTTAATGACATTAAAGCAAAGAACAAACAACAATTCTTCAACTACAAATCAAGTAGCTATTTTTGACATAAAAGATGTTGTTAATACACAGCTTAAATTCACTAATAATGATTCTAATAATACTTCATATACAGTACATAAAATAGGTTCTAACGATGTAGATAAATTATTTTCTAAAAATAATGGAACAATAAAAACTATTGTAGTAGTAGCTACATGGGAAAGGGCTACATCAGCAACAGCAGCACCAGAAGAACAAACAGGAGATACTGTTCAAATGACAATGTATTTTAGTCCAGCTACATTTAGACTATTTCAAATTGTTAATGAAGATATAAACCCATTAAATAAATACTTTATAAATGATTCTATAAGCAAAGCCTTAACAAATGTAGGTATGCAATATGACACTAGAATTAGAAATGCTCCTGAAGGTGGTACTGGTATATTTGGAACTAAGTTAATAGGTAATATTAATTACGTTTCAGAAAAGTTTTGTTATCATACCTTAGGCTTTTTAAATAAAACTGGGTGGGGTTCTGATGGTCAATATATTTCATTACAATATTATAACAAAGATGGTTCAACAAATGGAAGTCTATATACTATACAAAATAACTCATCACAAGGAGGTGTAGCCCCTACTTCTGCTACAGATGATGAGTCGTACATGTTATTTGTAGGTGTTGGCACAGCCAACTTACAAACTTATACAGGTGCATGTTTTAAGGATGGAGTATCAACAACAAATTTTGATGGACAACCTTCCGAAATGGGTGACTGGGCTTATTATAGAGTGCGTTTTTGTAATAGTAGTGATGGCACAGGTTTTAAATCTACACTATATTATTTTGTAAAAGATACTACAATTAAAAGATATGTTGATGTTGCAGGTGATGGTTATATTACTAACTGTCAAAATCAAGAAGTAATGAGATTAGGCTGGATTAATGAAAGAGGGGCATGGGACTATTACAATTTTAGAGGTGGTTTTGTAGAAACATTGACTACTGAAAGATCAAATTATTCTAGTATGATAGGTTCAGAAGAATTAAACGAAGGGACTGTATATACATTTGATACTTGGAGTAGAGGAAAAAGGGTTTTAAAAACTAATACAAAACTAACAGCAAAAGTAGAAACTCAATTTATTTCACAAGAAACGGCTGAATTTTTAGAACCACTGTTTTCTTCTCCTGCTGTAATGATTATTGATAATGGTTTAACTACACAAACTTTTGAAGATTATTCGCAACCTGTTATTATTACCAGTAAATCTTTTGAACGTAAAACAACAGAAAAAAATAGAATAGAAATCAAATACACATTTGATATAGAGTACGCAAGTCAATTAAATACTATACAATAATGAGTAAAAGAGTAAGGTTAGTAGCTTATAGAAATGCTGACACATCTACAACAGTAGAAACAGGGTATGAATTAGATTTACAGGGTGAGCCACAAGTGGCTTTAAACTTTCAATTTAGTGATATTAAAGAACCACAAACACGTAAAGCTAGTTATAGTCAGACATTTAAGTTACCATTTTCAGACAATAACAATGAGTTCTTTCAAAACTGGTATAATGTAAATTCAGAAACATTAGTTTTTGATACTAGAACTAAATTTAGTGCTGCTCTTTTTGTTGGAACAACTTTACAATTTGAAGGCTTTATACAACTTAAAGCAGTATATAAAAAGGCTGGATTGTACGAAGTGGTTCTCTTATCTAATACAGCAGACTTGTTTACCAATGTAGGTAGTAAACTCTTAAAAGAGGCTTTTTTATTGCCTAATGGATTCGACTACACACAAGAATATAATCACGATTTCACAGATACTAATATTAAGGCTAGTTGGGACGGAACAGCAGATAACTTTTTAAATATCGATAATGAGTCATTAAGAGATACTTCAGTTGATGTTCAGAAGATAATGTATGATATTAGGGTTACAAAACCTGAATTTTTCTTTCAACAAGGTACAGGACTATTTTTAGATATGTCAGCATCAGACGTTCTTGCTTTTCCAGGTGGCTATCCACAAGCACAAAATTATCAAGTTCCTATTACACAGCTTAGACCCTCAATGCAAATTAAAGAGATACTTAATAGAATTATAGAAAATGCTGGGTTTACTTATACATCAGCTTTTTTGTCTGGTTCATATTTTGGCAAACTTTATATGACTTTAGGTGGTTACTTAGGAGATCAACAACTACCTATGTTTAATTCAACAAGTTTTGAAGGTGGCGAAATGTGGGCTGCTTGGCAGATTGATTTTACCCCAACCCAGCCTGATGATGACTGGGGATACATTCCAAGAGAGGATATGCTTGATCTTAATGGCGATCCCTTACCACCTATAAGTGCAACGTGTGTAAGTCCTGAAAGTTTGACAAGACATTTTCAAGCTAATACAGAGGCTGGACCGAGTTGCTTGGGTGATCCTTATAATATGTGGAATACTGAATATCATTATATTACTAGATTATTCCCTTCAATGATTGATATAGAAGTTGGCAATTATTTAAATATAAATAATGCTCAGGCTTGTGATGACGGTGTTTTTATATATTTTAAAGTATGGCTTCAAGAATGGGACGCTGTTAATAATGTTTTGTTAGATACAATTGTGAGTCCTGTAATATCATATAATATATTTTTACCAGGACCACCAAGTACATTACAAGACTATGATAACCTATACGTACATAATATACCTCTTACTTCTATGGGTATTGGTCAAAGTGCTAGGATAATGTTTACTTTGGAAAATTTTAAAACTTTAGGAGTTGGTAGTTCTGTTGATTATAATTACTATATAGGTTCTGGTGGAGCAATTCCATGTAGTGTTGGTTATTCGGCTTCAGTGAGGGCTCAATGGCTTCCATTTTCATCATCAGTATATGGTGCAGGGCAAGGTGGTGTTGACATTCCTTCTTGTATCGATCCATCACATACTCAAAAAGATTTTTTAATCGATATAATACAGCGTTTTAACTTAGTAATTATACCTGATCCTGAAAACCCTAATAACTTACTTATAGAGCCTTACAGCGATTTTCTAGCTTCTGGTGACCTAAAGATGTGGACAGATAAATTGGACTTGTCTAAAGAGATTATAGTTAAAGACACCACATCACTACAAAAGCAAAATGTTTTATTAACTGACTTACCTGATATAGATTTAGCAAATAAAAGGATAGCAGAAACTACTCCTGAATTAGATGTATATGGTAAATATGATGAACTAACAACGAACAACGAATTTGCACAAGGAACATTTACAAATAACCCATTTTTTGCACCATACATAAATGCACGTATACATCAAAATGTAGATGATCAGTTACCCTCACAGATAGTAAATATGCCTGTTCATTATGAGTATACTTATGAAGAAGTTGTAGGTGGATATGAAAATCCATGTAAACCAACAAAGCCTAAATTATTCTTTTATAGAGGTACGCCAGCTAGTTCTTTATCAGATACTACAAATGTAGTTACGTATTATATGCACAATCAAGATGCTGCTGATGCCGAAATAGATACTTTTTCTTTTAATACTTTTCCTATATGTACACCTTTTGATATAGGGGGAACAGATGATACATATACTCTAACTTCAGCTACTAGCTCTTTATATTTCAGTGCTAAACCCCCTTTAGTAGGGCAATTAACTGTTTTTAATTATGAAGACGTCCAGGGAACATGGTTTGACAATGCTCTTTACGGCAAGTATTGGAGAACATATTTAAATAGCATATATAGTACAGATGCTAGAATGATGGAATGTTATCTTAATTTAGATGAAGTAGATATAGCTACCTTTAAATTTAATGACGAAATCTTTATTAAAGATACATATTGGAGAATTTTAAAAATATCTAACTATCAAGTAGGGGCAAGAGTAACAACAAAAGTAACATTATTAAAAGTATTAGATACTTCTATACCTTGTGTTGATTGTAACTTTGTAGTAGGGACAGATTCAGCAGGGAGTAATACTTATATGGACGCCTTTTATTATTGGTGTCCTGAAGATGATCCATCATGTAACCCTACAACTTTGCCTTTAAATATCTTAGCTAATGAATCTTGTTGTACTTGTCAAGGTGGAACTCCTTTAACAATGTATCAACTTATAGCTGGTGAGGACTTATATCTTTGTTTAGCTGATACAGGTAGTTTTCCTATTGGTGTATTAAGTAGGTTTGGAGTAAAAAACATATTACAAAAAGGAGTAACAAAAACTATATTTAGTGGCTTATTTGGAAAACAAGGATTGATAACAGGTTCTAATACATCTAAGTTTGCACAACCTATTTTAACTCCTAATGCAGACGATATAGTTATTAAGTATACTAATAATCAACCTAATACTCCTAAAGTGTCAGGTGAAACGCATAGAATAGTAATGAGTGGATATACTAGGGGTAGCGTTAGGGGTTATGCTTATCCACAAGGTAATAGTGCAAATGAACAAATTAGAATACCTTACAATACAAATATGGCTGTTCGCATCTACTGTATTTCTACTGTTGTTGGTGGTTCTAATACGACTTATACTGTAGGTTCTACTGAGGCTCTAGTTTATTTAACAGCATTTGTAAATAGTGGTGGAAATATAACGCAATTAGGAACAGCAAACGGAAAGTTGGAATCAGAATTATTAGAAAGTGGAAAAGCAAAGACGTGTAGTTTAACAATAGTAAATAGTCATGGGGTAATGCAGATAGGTTTAAATGATACTCAAACAGACACAATAAGAACTTGGCAAGTTATGATAGACCTTTCTATAAATGAAATATCAAATTTAATTACACCTTTTGACGAAAACTTTGCAATTTATCAAAATAGTAACGGAATATTATTCCAAGATGCACGTAGATTAATATGGAACTAATACAAAAACACATAAAGCTATCAACAGAAATGATGGTTACAGAATTAAAGATTGTTAATACGATTGACATATATGGACATAAAGATTTGAATTTCGTATATGGAATGAATGAAAAACATACAAGTATAAAAAGAATGTTTAAAGAAATAAAACGGATATTATGGCAGAAGAAGTCACAGTAAATATAAAAGTCACAGGAGCAGACAAGGGAACTAAGGCTGTAAAGGACTTAGGCAAAGCTGCAAAAAAAACCACTAAAGAAACTAAGGACATGCAAACAGGTGTTATGGACGCATGGGGTGAAGTTAATATATTAGGTACTAGCTTAGGTTCAGTAGGAAAAGCGTTTACAGCAACAACTGGGTCAGCTAAGTTAATGTTTTCTTCTATTAAAATTGGTTTAGTATCTACAGGTATAGGTGCGTTTGTCGTTGTTTTAGGGTCTATGGTTCAGTATTTTAAGGATAATGAGGAGGGAGCTAGTAAATTTAGAGAAATTACTTCACAAGTAGGCGTTGTGTTAGGTAATGTAACAGACATTATTTCCGATTTTGGTGGTGCTATTATAAAGTTATTTTCAAGAGATTTAAAAGGCTTTAAAGATGGAATAAAATCTGCCATAGATGGTGTTAAAAACTTTGGTGAAACTACCAAACAAGAAATGGAAATGGCTAGAAATCTTGAGAAGGAGAGAGCTGAACTTATTATATTTGAAAGAGATGCTAACGTATCAAAAGCTAAATCTGAAGCTGAAATAATGAAATTAAGAATGAAAGCTAGAGATGAAGAAGCTTTTACAAATGAACAACGTCTATCATTTATGCGACAGGCTAATAAATTAGCAGATGAACAGTTACAAAAAGATTTACATATAGCCCAAAAGAAATTAGAATTTCAAAAAATCGAAAATAGTTATAGTAAATCAAGCACAGAAAACTTAAATAAAGAAGCAGAATTAGAAGCCCAATTATTTAATATACAAAGATCAAATTTCTCTGAAAGAAAGAGAATGAAGTCTGAAGAACAGGCGATAGTTAAAAGAATAAATGCAGAATCAGAAAAGGCAACAAAAGACGAAGAAGCAAGAATTAAGAAAGATGAAGAATTAAAACAAAAAGAACTAGAGACTTTAAGGTTATCAGGAATGACCGAACAAGAAATAGCGATTGAACAAGCTACTACAAAATACAATAAGTTACTAGAGTTAGCAAATAAATATGGTCAAGACAGTGCACATCTTACAAAACGACATGAAGAAACAATATTAGCAATAAATAAAAAATATAATAAAGAAGCAGTAAAAGACGAAGAAGTTACCCAAGAAACTAAAAATAAAATGATAATGAGTAGCATGTCAGCTTTGACAGGAGCTTTAGAAAAAGATTCGGCAGCGGCTAAAGGTATAGCGGTAGCACAAGCATTAATGAATACTTATCAAGGTATTACGGCAGCGTTAGCTATGAAGCCTTCAGGGCCTTGGAATTTTGTTCAAGCTGCTGCAATAGGAGTACAAGGTTTTGCTGCTGTAAAGAATATAATGAAAACTAATCCTACAAACCCTTCACCAGACACAAGTGGTGTAGATGGTGGGGGCGATAATGCTCCGTCCCCTACAGGTATTGGTGGTGAATCTTTAATACCTTCACAACTTACTGAACAGCTTTCTGGTACTGGAACACAGCCTGTCCAAGCGTATGTTGTAGAAACAGATATTAGTGAGAGTCAAGCACTACAACAAGAACTAGATTTACAGACAACATTATAAACAAATAAGTAGTTTATATATTTATAAAAAATACATAAAATGAAGAAACCAAAAATTGTAGAATTAATCATAGATGAAACAGAGGACATATTTGGAATACAAGCTATTAGCTTAGTATCTAATCCAGCTATTGAGAGAGGCTGGGTAGCTATGTCAAAAGACAAGTTTGTATCATTAGCAAAAATAGATGAAGAAAAAAGAACACTTATAGGCGTTGCTCTTATTCCTGACAAGCAGATTCCTAGATTTGACCAAGAAAAAAATGAAGATTATCTAGTATTCTTTTCTAAGGAAACTATTGAAAAAGCACAAGAGCTATTTATGAATGGTCTTAAAAATAACAATGCAACAGTAGAACACGCAAAAGATGTTGATGGTGTAAGCGTTATAGAAACATGGATAAAAGAAGATAAGAACGACAAATCTAATTTATATGGCTTTCAAGACGTACCAGTAGGTAGTTGGTTTGTAAAAATGAAGATATATAACGACGAAGTATGGCAAGAAGTAAAAGAAAATAAGTTGCGTGGATATAGTATAGAAGGCTATTTTGTTGATAAGGTAGTAGAGATGAAGAAACAAGACATTTTGGACTTAGCAGAAGAATGTACTGAGTGTCAAGAAAAAGAGCTATTAGAAGGTATTAAAGACATATTATTAAATGCAGAATTAAAACCAGATAAGACATTAGACGGAACACCTGTTTATAGAGATATAGAAAAAGCTGAGTTATATGGTGAACTATTCTTTGATTGTTCTGGTAGCCATGCACACGAAATAGATGGCGAAACGTTCTACATGGGCTGCAAGACACACGCAGAATTGCTTAAGAAACGTAAAAAGAAAATTAAGTATAAGTCAGCAAAATATAGAACTAAGGATATGGCTAAATATTCATGGGACGAATGTATGCGTGATCAAATGCGAGAATATGGAAATGAAGAAACAGCAGCTAAGGTCTGTGCTGCAATAAAGAATAAAACTGTTAATCGATAGTTTTTAAATTTGAAAAGGAACAATAAGTAATAATTAATATATATAAAAAAAGATTCAAATGGATTCAATTAAAAAAATTAAGGAACTATTAAAGTTTACAAAGAAAAAAACATATAAAATAAATATGTACGCAGAAGCTATCCTAGATGATGCGAGAGTAATTGCAACTGACTCAGAACAATTTGAAATTGGTGCTGAGGTTTACGTTATTAATGACGAAGGTGCAGTAGAAAGTTTAAGCGAAGGTATTTACAATATGGAAGATGGCTCGAAAATAAGAATTGATGCCAACAGTATAGTAGTTGGTTTTGGTGAAGAAGAAGAAGAAGTAGTAGAAGAAGAAGTAGTAGAAGAATTATCTGAAGAAAAAGAAGAAGGAAAAGAAGAAATGGCAGAAGAATCAGAAGCAGAAGAAACTGACTGGGCTAAGACATTTGAAGAAATGAAAGACCGAGTTGCTGAATTAGAAAAAGCAGTATTCGGTGAAAAGGCAGCTGAGGATACAGAAGATTTATCTGCTGAAGTACTTGGAGAGGTTATGACTAGAATGAATTCTATTGAAGAAAAATTCAGTGCTTTAAATGACACAGCATCAAATGAAGGTGTAAATATTACTCCAGCTAGTTCTGAAGAAAATAAAATAGATTTACAACCAAAAGTAAGGCTATCAAGACAAGAAAAAGTCAGAGAATTAATAAATAAATATAACTAACAATAATTTTAAATATCTAATCAAATGAGTAACAATAACAAAAAATATGAGTTTGCTAATCCAACAATAGGGGCAAACACTTACGCAGGACAGTTGGCTTTGCCATACGTTTCTGCTGCCGTTAAAGCAAATTCTACTGTTCAAAATGGTGGGATTAGAACTATTGATGGTTTTAACAGCAAAGCAGTAATTTCTAGTTTAACAGTAGCAGATCCATTAGGAGCTGGTAACTGTGACTTTAATCCTACTGATTCTACAATCGGTGAAAGCGTTATCACCTTAACTGAATTTAACGTAAATGTTCAATACTGTCGTAAGACAATTTATCCTACATGGATAGGTCAAGGCATGGACAGAAATGGTAATCTTCCACAATCTTTTGAAGCGTTTATGCTAGAAACTGTTGTTGCTAATGTAGGACAAGCAATTGAAAATGAAATGTGGCAAGGTGGTGGTAACTGGGGCGTAGGCTTCTTATCTAATGATGGAACACACGATGCAGCAGGATTTGCAGCATCAGCTATGGCTTCATTTACTACACAAGAATTAAGTGCTGATCCAAGTACAGCTAATATACTTGCTAACTTGAATGAGGTTTATTCTAAGGTTGTTTCAGACAAACCAGCTTTATTATCAAAAGAAGGATTTGGATTTTATATGTCACAGCAAATGTATTCTTACTATGCTATGTCATTAGGTTCAGCTACTACTTTCCAACAATTAGGAGCTGCTGGAACTTTCACAGGATTAACATTTATGGGCTTTCCTATTTATGTTTGTAATGGTATGTTTAACGACGTTATTATTGCTACATATCCTGAGAACTTAGTACTAGCTTCTAACGCACTTTCAGACATGACTGAATTGAGAGTAATACCAGCTTATGAATATGATGGTAGTGATAATATAAAGGTTGCTATGAGATTTGCAGCAGGTGTTGGTTGTAGTGTACCAGCAGATGGAGTTATAGGTTATAACTTTGCATAATACTTTTAAATGGGGGTTGTAAAAAACCCCCTTTTATTTAACTTTTAATAATAATATAAATGGCTAATAAATTATATAATTTTGCTTGTGACATTAATGCTGGAAGGCTTGTTGGCTGTAAAGATGTAATTGGTGGTATTAAGAAAGTATTTCTTATGCCTTATGATGAAACGCTTGTAAGTAAATTGACTACTAGTGGTTCTAATGATTATTTGATAGAAGAGATTGCATCAATAACAGTCTATCAATTCGATTTGAGAACGAATACTTCTAGTTATACATCTAATATAACTAGTGATGATGCTAATGGAACAACGTATTTTGAGCAAGTTTTGGAATTACAACTACAAAAAATTGCCCCTCTTGACTTTCCTACTATCACAAATTTAGCACAGGGACGTGTTCAAGCATTCGTTACAGATGCTAACGACAACACCTTTTTAATGGGTACTATCTTTGGTTGTACTGTAACAGGTGGTTCTATGCAGACAGGAACAGCGAAAGCTGATCTTTCAGGCTTTACAATAACACTAACAGCTCAAGAAGAATTCAACTATATTTTGGATAAATCAGCAGGTCAAGGGACACAGTATTATCCTTTTGATGGCTTAGATAATGCAGATAACGTAACAGTAACAACAGGATCATATCCAGCATAAAAAATTGTTTTTCTATTCTGTTTTAAAAGAAGGGGCATTGTGTCCCTTTTTTTATTTAGTAAACAAAATAGAATTTATTATATTTATAAAAAAGTAGTACTATGATAACAGTAAAAAAAGAATACTTAGAACGATATATTGGTAGTAAAAGACTTACGCTAGGTGAAATGAAACAAGGGCAATTAGAATCAGTAAGAGCTATACATGGTGACAAGTATTTTGAAACAGTAAAAGAAACTAAAAAACCTAAAAAGAGTGATACAAGCGATAGCTGATAAAGACCAAGCCTTAACACCCAATTCTTTTTATGTGATGATAGGTGATGAGCTTGATAATTCTTATAAGCCTCTTATTCTCATACAAAGTCAAATGACAAGCGTAGATACTCGTTTTCTGCCTTTTAGTTGGGACTTTACATCACACCCTAAGAGATATGCGAAATTTGAGTTTAATATAAGTAATGATGGCACTGGTGATGCAGGTGTGGGAAAATTAGGAGTAGGAACTGAGACTAGACCATTTGGGTTTTATAATTTGAAAATATATCAAAACATATCAGATAGTAATACAGATATTAATTTAGTAAGTAAAATAATATATAAATCAATGATGTACATTAATACTGTTAATAATGACAATGTAGAGTACAAAGAATATAGTCCAAAAACAAACTCTCCTATATATATAACTAATCCACTTTAAGATGGCAAAAAATAAATCAAAATACAATATGTCAGTAGTGAATATGTCACACTACAATATCCCTCATATTATAGAAAATGATAATAAAGACTATATATCTTTTGGTATAAATAATCTATATCCACAATACCTGATTGAGCTATTTACTGGCTCAGGTATTAATTCAGCTATAATAAAAGGGGTTGCATCAATGATAGCAGGTGACCAGCAAGGAACATATCAAGGTCTTGATGTAGTTGATAAAGATATATTAGAGGGGGGAGAAAAAGAGCAATATTTACAGTTTGCTAAGTTAATGAACAAAGGCGACAGAAACACCCTTAAAAACTTAGCGTTTGATTTAAAACTATTTGGAACGTGTTACATTAATACTATATATAATAAAACAAAGACAGCAATAGCTGAAATAAAGCACGTACCAGCACAATACATACGAAGTGGAAAAGTAGATAGTTATGGTAAAGTAAATGAATTTTACTATTCTTATGACTGGTCTAATGAACGTAAATACAAGCCACACGTTATAAAGGCATTTGATCCTGATAATAGAACAGATACTTCACAACTATTACAAGTTAAAGAATACAACCCTCAATCATTTTACTATGGTATTCCTGACTATGTTGGTGGGACTGACTACATACAGCTGGATATGAGTATCGCTGAACTACATCTTGCCAACATAGACAATAATTTTATGCCTAGTTGTATGCTTAATTTTTCTAATGGAATACCATCAGACGAGGAGAGAATGCAGCTAGAACGTAAAATTAATGAAAAATTTAGTGGCTCGGGAAATTCCGGTAAACTAATAATCACGTTTAATGACGGAAAGGAAACAGCACCAGAAGTTGTACCATTAAATACAGGTGATAATGATGACAAATACCAATTCTTGTCTAGTGAAGTAAATAGAAAAGTATTAACAGCACATAGAATAGTTAGCCCATTATTATTTGGGGTAAAAGCTGAAAGTGGTTTTGGTAACAATGCAGAAGAAATCAAAGATAGTTTTGAACTATTATTATCTAGCGTTATAAAACCTTTCCAGCACACGCTTTTAGAAGGTTTAGGTCAGATATTTAGAGTAAATGGTATAGATAGCTTAGATATATACTTTAAGACTGTTAAGCCTGCTGAATTCATGGATGTTGAAAAAGTAGTAGATGAAGTAAAAGAAGGTATTGATATAGAAGATGTTACTATTGAAAAGATGGAAAACCTTATTTCTAAGCACAAAAAAAAAAATTTTAATGCAATAGAAGTTGAAGACGACAAGGTTTGCTTGGATTATTTTGATGATATAGGTATTACATTAGATGATGAGGAGTGGTTTGAAGCACATGTAGACGAAATAGAAGATCATAAGCTAGACAAAAGATACCATGAGTTTGCTTATGCTCCAGCAGGAACTCCAAACGTAGCTGACAGCTCATCTGACGTTGGAATGTTTAGAATACTATACAGATACTCTCAAACACTATCTGTAAATAAAAAGACAGGACAAATAAGTAGTAGAGAATTCTGTCAAAAGATGGTAGCTAAGTCAGTAGCAGGAACATTATACAGAATGGAAGACCTAGAGAAAGCATCTACAAAGGCTGTAAACAAAGGATTTGGAGCTGGTGGATCAAATACTTATAATATCGCGCTTTATAAAGGTGGGGCGAATTGTCGTCATAAGTGGGAACGAGTGTTCTATTTTAGAAGAAAAGTACCTAAAGGAATGACGTTTGTTGATACAGACGGAAAAGAGTATCAAGAAGGTGAGTTTTTGCCTAATGGTACACTAAATAACTTTAAACTAGTATCACAACAATTTGCTAGTGGAAAAGTAGATATGCCACAAGATTCAGAAATGAGAAAAACAACGTGGAGAATGAGAAATCATGGGTTCTTAAAACCACGAAAAGAAAAAGAAAGGAGTTATAATACTAAAGTAGGATAATATGAGTACAATACAACACGCACTCTTACTAAGTGCAGAAATGCTAAAAAGAACAGTTCCAATCAGTCAATCTTGTGACGATAACTTAATTCACACAATTATACTACAAGCACAAGACAAATACATATTGCCTGTACTTGGACATGACTTATTTGAAAAAATTAAATCTGACATTGCATCTGATTCACTAACAGGTGTTTATGCAACACTAGTAAAAACATATATTAATAAAGCAATATGTCAATTCACTTATGCTATGTTACTGCCCAATTTAAGAATCAGAAGTGTTAGGCATTCAGTAGTACAAATGGACAACGAGCAAGGAACATCAGTTAGTGCTGATGATATTGCACCTCTTGTTTCTCAGGCTATGGATATGGGTGAGTTCTACAGAGAAAGATTAATAGAATACTTGCTTGACAATTCTAGTTCTTTTCCAGAATATAGCTCTAATACAGGGCATGAATTAAGTCCAACAACAAGAAATTATTATAGTGGGATTAATATGGATCGTAATTATAATGATTCTAATTTATTAAAAAAAGCTGTTTTATCAGCTATGGGAGTTAAGAACGTATGTTGAGAGGAAAATACAATACTAAGTTTGCGAAAAGCAACTTTGCTAAATTAAAAAACTATATTAAAAAATTAAGTAATGGCAAATCAAAGATTAACAGACCGGACAGCACTCGCATCTCAGACAGCTAATGATGATCTCTATATGGTGGTTGATACCTCAGATACTACTGGGTCATCATCAGGCACTTCTAAAAAGGTCGATGCAAAATTCGTAATTCAAACAGATATAAAAAATGTAAATTTAGACCTAGACACAACACCTCTAACTTTAGTTGCTGCACCAGGAGCTGGACATATTATACAACCAATTACAATCACCCTTATTTATACTTATGGAACTACAGATTCAACTCTTAGTAATTATGTGTATGTGGGTTATGATAGTAGTGATACAGGCAATTATTTAGTACGTCAAAGAGATTTTATAAAAAATCAATCTACTAATGGAACTTATGTTCTTGGAGCACCAAACGCAACTTCAGCTCTAGGAACTCTTGAAGAAACAATAGATAATAAGGCTCTATATCTATATTCTAGTGTAGATTTAGGTGGTGATGGAACAATAAAGGCTTACGTAACATATCAAATAGTAAAGATTACTTAATGATTAGATTCATATTAATATTAATTCCATTTGTGAGCTATGGTCAGTTTTATAAATACTCTACCATTTATGGTGGTCTGTCTTTACAAAGCGAAATAGCACCAATAGAAACATATCAATATATTAATAATGAACTAATAGAAACAACTCCAGATTTTGGTGATAACTATAGGTATTTTATTGGAATAAAGAAATTATCAAGATTTAAGTTTGAAAAAAAACCTAAATTCTATTATGACGGACTTGAGCAAAATGCAAGTCAATATCGGTCGCCTGTAAATAAGTTTGAGTATCTACTACAATATGAAAGAATAAAACAATATGGTAGGGAGTTTAACAATCACACAATTTGGTTTAGATATGTAGGTGAATATACTAGTACTAAAATAATATCAAGCAACAATGGTTATATAGATCTAGTTTATAAATCTTTAGACATACGTTTTAAACGCGATTTTAAAGGTTTTAGAGCCACTTTAGGCGCTATTATAAGGAATCACCCCACTTATGGCATAAACCCCTTTAAAAACGATTTTCCAAATTACAATGATTTTAAAGAAACAGCAATAGCTTTGGGTTATGAGCAAGAATTTTACTATATAGATGCAAACCAAAATGGACATTTAGATAGACTAGAGCAGTCATTTTTTAGATGGATTAAAGATGGTAATATAGTTGCACAAAATAATGCACAGTTTTTACAATATTATGGTACTATTCCAACAAGATACAATCAACAAAAACTAGAAGAACTGGGCAATCAATACAGTATAAGTGGTGTAGTAGGTTTGTCTTATTATTATTATCAAGACAATTATTTTATACTAGCTTATGGCAATTACTTTTTTGTAAATAAAGAAATTACAGAATATGGTAGTACTAGCAATGATTATGACTATGGTGTTATAGGTAATTACAAGCTATCTAAGACACTATCTATATACACGCAAATAGAATACCTTAATTACTTTGGTAGAGAAAATAAAAATATAAATATTGGATTAAATTATATAATACTATGAAAAGATTAATATGTAAAATAATTAAATTTTTAACCTTTGGCAGCTTTTGTGGTGGTTGCTGTAATAAATGTGACAAATGAAAATAAACGAAAAAAGCGAGTTTACACTTGATCTAAAAACAATTATACTTATTGTAGGCTTTATAATATCACTATCAGCTACATACTATACCCTACAAGCTGACATTGAAGAAGCTAAAAAACTTCCTAAGCTACCTATAAGTGAAAAGGAATTTGAACTTAAGGACGAACTGATACGGACGACAATTATGAGCAACGCAGATAGGCTTGAAAAAATAGAAAATAAATTAAATAAAATAGATGAAAGGTTGTATAACATTAATAATAAGTAGTATAGCTTTTCTGTGTTATTCACAAGTATCTGTTATACATTTTAACAGTAGTTGGAATACGGAAAATTCTATTGATATAAGTGAGCTTAAAGATTGTAAAAAACAAAGTGTTCTAATTTGTCACAATGAAGATTTAAAAGATAAATACAATATTAAGTCTGTACCTACAATAGTAATACTAGACGAAGGTGCTGAGGTTACAAGGTTTGAAGCAAATATAATGATGGAACTAAATGTAACTAGAAAAGACATACAAAAACAAATAGACAAAATATACTTAGCTAAATTTGAATAATGTTAATAAGCAAAAATTTTACATTAGCAGAACTTACTAAAAGCAATACAGCTACAAGACTTGGTATTTCTAACACACCCGACAAGGAAGGAATACACAAACTCAGACTTTTAGCCACCGAACTCTTACAACCACTCAGGAATGCAGTTGGTCCTCTAAGGGTAACAAGTGGCTATAGGTCTGAAAGCCTTAACTCAGCAATAGGTGGCTCAAGTAAGTCACAACATACTAAATGCGAGGCTGTGGACTTACAGTTTGTTAAGCGTGGACGTATGGACAATATGCGAATCTTTAATGCTATTGTTACATTAGGTATAGATTTTGACCAATTGATATTAGAGTTTGGTGGTGCAACAGCAGAAAAAGATAGCGACAATCCTGATTGGATTCATATAAGTTGGAAGATAACAGGAAACAGAAGGCAAATTTTAGTTGCTTATAAAGATGAAAACAATAGAACTAAATATAGACCTAAAAAAAACTATTACGCAATATGAGTATCTTAAGTAAATTATTCGGCAATATGTCATTAGATGTTAATAACCTCGTTGATAATATCGTGACAACTGATGAAGAACGAAAAGAATTAAAGATTAAATTTAAACAAATGATTTTAGATGCTCAGGCAAATGCAGAAGAACAAATAACTAGAAGGTGGGAAAGTGATAATAAAGCTGGGTGGTTACCAGCTAACATTAGACCTTTGACATTAGCCTTCTTAATTATATCAACAGTGCTACTAGTATTTATTGATAGTGGTACAATTAGTTTTAATGTAGATGATAAATGGAAATCACTTTTAGAAATATGCCTAATAACAACAATAGGAGCTTATTTTGGGAGTAGAGGGTTTGAAAAAATTAAAAAGAAATAAAACAACTCAAAGAATATAGGTTGCGGTTAACAAAGTCGGAACACGACTTAATAAAAAATATACGCCAATCTGAAGGCAACACCCTAAACAACGTCTTGTGCGTGGGTGATTTACATGAGCCATTTTGTTTATCAGGATATAAAGAACATTGTGTTGATGTTTACAATAAATATGACTGTAATACTGTTGTATTTTTAGGTGACATTATTGATTCACATTTTAGCAGCTTCCATACAGCTGACCCAGATGGCTATGGAGCAGGTGAAGAACTAGACAGAGCAATAGACAAAATACAAGAATGGTATAAGTTATTTAACAATAAAACAGTTCCTAATGGAGTGTCAGTTTGCATAGGCAACCATGACGCCATAGTAAGGCGTAAGAGTTTTGAAGCAGGTATAAGCAAGAAATGGGTGAGAGATTATAATGAAGTTTTACACGTTCCTGATTGGGATTTTAAAGAAGTACACAAAATAGATGGAGTTATATATACACATGGCACAGGAAGTTCAGGAAGAAATGCGGCTGTAAATAAAGCCTTACAATTTGGTGATTCCACTGTGCAAGGTCATATCCATACTGAAAGTTCAATAATTTATGCTGGTAAATCTTGGGGAATGCAAGTCGGTTGTGGTGTGGACAGGGAGCAATATGCTATGAACTATAGTAAATTTTTTCCTAAAACTTATAAGATTTCTTGTGGAGTCGTTTTAAATAATGGAAAAATTCCGTTAATTTTACCTTTAACTACATTATCTAAACAATAATATGAGTGAAAATAAACACATATACGTAAAAGATATAAAACTAGATGCAGAGTATAGCTACGACAAAAATCGTAACAAAGTGTATAACACTAAAAAACTACGCAGACATTTTAATCTTATA